TTCTGCAAACTTTGGGATGAGGGCAGTTAAAAACATCAGAGGAGTATCACAATGCAAAATATACATAGCCCTAGACAACGATACAAGCTCTGTGGGACAACGAAATTCACAAGACATAGCAAATGCCTACCCTAATTGTTTCAAGCGCATACCGAGCATTACAGGCGATTACAACGATATGTATTTGGAGCATGGATTAGAGCGTGTTGCTAAAGAAATCATAACCAACAGTATTGGGTTAACCAGATTCTCAATTAAGAACTATAAGGGTGATCCACCCAAGCGTGAATTTCTTGTGGATAAGTTTTTAGAAAAAGGTAAGCCATCTATCTTTGCAGGTATTGGTGGTGTGGGTAAATCTATGTTGGCTTTAGATCTTGCATTAAAAGTTACAAGAGGTCATGGCACTTGGTTTGGTCATCCGATTATTAAATCTGGCAATGTGGTTTATATAAGTGCAGAGGATGATCAACACGAAATGCACAGACGAGTTATGGCTTTAGATCCTAAAGGAGAAAGGTATAACACCTTGTATGACACTTTCGCCTATACCATTCCTGATACCGAACAACCTATGATACTTCTTAAAGATAACAAAGATGGTTTACATATCACCGAACAAGCTAATGAATTAATAGATGAACTAGGCAAGATCAATGATCTAGCTTTGGTTATTATTGATCCAATTCAAGCAATGAGTGCAGCTCCGTTGTCGTCAAGCAATGAAGCAGCACAATTATATGGTCAGCTGTGCGCCTCTATCTCCTCGCAATTAGGAGCAAGCACAATTTCGGTCCATCACATGAGTAAAGCTGCTCTTTCTCATACTGATGACCCTATGCTTGCACGCTCCTACATTAGAGGCGCAACAGCCCTTGTGGATTCAGCACGCCAGGCGTTTGGTCTGTGGCTTGCGAAAGAGGAGGAAGCGGAGCGCATCTGCATTGATGAGGGCGTAGAGTTTGATCCTTTGCGTGTGGTGCGCGGTGGGGTGGTGAAATCTAACTCTAGCGAGATAGATACTAAAGTAAAAACTCTCTTTAGGCGCGGTGCGGTGCTAGAGCCTTATGAGGAAAACAAATTTAACTTCGGAGAATTTTAATGAAAGTATTAAGTTTATTTGATGGAATGAGCTGTGGACAGATAGCTCTTAATCGTCTTGGTATTGAAGTGGACACTTACTATGCGAGCGAGATTGATAAATACGCTATGGAGATTACGCAAAAGAACTTTCCAGAAACCATACAAATTGGGGATGTGTGCGCGGTGCGTGGGGAAGATTATCAAGATGTAGATTTAATATTAGCAGGCTCACCATGTCAGGGATTTAGTTTTGCAGGAAAGCAATTAGCATTTGACGATCCAAGATCTGCATTATTTTTTGAATTTATTAGGCTGTTAAAAGAAATCAAGCCGAAATATTTTTTATTAGAAAATGTGAAAATGAAAAAAGAATACTTGCAGATTATTAGCGAGCAAGTATCAGCCTGTTACCCAGAGATACCATTTGGTATTGAGCCTATCTTTATTAATAGTTCTTTGGTTAGCGCACAATCAAGACAAAGATATTATTGGACTAACATTCCAAACATCACTCAACCAAAGGAAAGAGGGATTGTGTTAAGAGATATATTGGAAGAAGATCCAGGCGAAAACCCTGTTAAAGATACTGCAAGAAACCAAAGGCATTATAAAAATCTTGATGAAAAGTCATTGTGTATGACTGCCACTATGTATAAGGGTGCAGGAAATAATGGTATGACTTTAGTTCCTCAACATATAGGAACAGCAACAGACTTAAACGGACACGATATATTAAAACGCGTTTACTCTCCTGATGGTAAATCTCCTACAGTTAATACCTGTCAAGGTGGTAATAGAGAGCCTAAAGTTGTTGCAGGTGCTTGGAGAGGAAGATCGCTAGATGAAAGCGGTAAGAATGTTAAATGGAAAGAAATTAAACCAAAGCAGATGTTAGAAACTAGAAAAGATGAAAAGAGTAACGCTGTTAGCACCTTTACCAAAGATAATGTAGTTGTTCATTCTTATAGAGAGGTTAGAACAGAAGATGCTAAAAAAGCGCGGAGAGAAAACCGCAAAAAAACAGGCCAAGATCACACACCTTTTAGATCTAAAGAATTGCAACCTAGAGAAGATGGAAAGGTTGGGACTGTTACGCCTGGATTAAACAATGATCATAGAATTAGCTTAACAAGGGATGACACCCAAGAAGTTTATTGGCGTAAGCTCACACCGCTAGAGTGTGAACGCTTGCAAACAGTGCCAGATAATTACACCGAAGGAGTATCCAATACCCAACGCTATAAAATGCTTGGTAACGGATGGACTGTGGAAGTTATCTGCCACATTCTTAAAAATATGGAGAGCGTATGAGCGACTTAATGATAACTAACTTAACTGTATTTCTGGCTGTGTTAGCCATATGGATGCTATGGAGGCAAGAATGAAAGACGAATGTCCTAACTGTAATGGCTGTGGCACATTACCAACAAACGAAGTATGCGAGTATTGCAACGGAACAGGGAGGGAATAATGTCAGGAAAAGGCGACAAACCAAGACCAATGAAAGATAGAGAAAGATTCGAGAAAGAATTTGATCGTATCTTTAACCAAAGAAAGGAGAAAAAAGATGGCAATAAAACTACCAAATAAGAAATACAACATCATATATGCAGATCCGCCTTGGAGTTTTAGCAGTAAAGAGTTGTGCAAATATGATGGTAAAAGATTTACCAGCATGGATAAACACTATCCAACGCAATCACAAACATGGATTAAAGATTTGCCTGTTAATGATATTACTAATAATGACTGTGCTTTATTTCTCTGGACAACTGATGCACATATAAAAGATGCTATTGAAACTATGGAAAGTTGGGGTTTTAAATATGTGACAATAGCTTTTGTTTGGGAAAAGAAAACTAAAACAGGAAAAACAGTAGCTAATCTTGGTGCGTGGACAATGAAAAACTATGAAATATGTTTATTTGGAACTAAAGGATCAATGCTTAAATATAAGCAAGTAAATAACATATATCAAAAAGTAGAAGCAGAACGCACCAAGCATAGCAAGAAACCACAAGAGGTAAGAAACCGAATTGAATTATTATTTGGCGATTTACCAAGAATAGAATTATTTGCAAGACAAACTTCACCAGGTTGGGATGTCTGGGGTAACGAGGTATAACTATGGCAATAAAATTAATACTAAGTAGCGAGGATAAAAACATTCTCAACGAAGCACTAAGACAATACGCGCTCCCAACCATGAATAAAAAGAAACAAACGCTCGAAGAAAAACGATTTGTGGCCCAGATCGAAAGCCTAATTATGCAGATAAATTTCAGCAAAGAGATTCCTTAGCTATGGACAAAATGGGACAAGGGTATAGTCATTTTGGGACAAGACTATAGTCAAAATGGGACAAGACTATAGTCAAAGTTACTATAATATCCATATCATAACAAATGATATAGAGAGTTCAGCGCTTGCGCGCTGAATCTCTTTTAGTAAAATCGATTTCGATCATTAGGAGAAGTATGAGAAAAGAACAAGAAAAGGTGTGGTGGATCGTACCGAGCGAGATTGAGAATGAGCGCGCGAGCGCGCTAGTAAGGCTTGGCGTGGTGAGCGATTACCAGGATTTTAATAAGTTTAGGCGAGTGGTGTGGTTTTGGTTTAGGCGCGCTTGCGCGCGCGAGGATTTAACGAGTAGCGCGAAGATCATGCTTTGGGCGATCGTGGAGCGTTATCGGTGGGAAACTATGAGCAGTCATGATGCGATTAATTACTATGCGCTCATGGTGGGGATGAATAGGAAAACCGCAGGGCGCGCGGTGGGCGAGTTGGCGGAGAAGGAGTTAATCTGGATTGTGCCGAGAGAGGAGAAAAGGCGTTTAAAGAAGTCGCGCGCGGAGGGGCATATACACTTTTTATTGGTGGGGTTAGGCTACCTACTAAAGGAGGGAGAGTTAAGGTAGCCTATTAGTACCCCATGAAGGAGGGCGCGCGCTCTGTGTGTGTGGTTTAGGGGATGTCGAACACGCGCCCAAAATTAAATGATTCTTCCGTTTATGGTTACTACTGCGAGTTTATCTCCGTATTGGTCTTTTAGTAACCAATCGCCCTCAGGAGTTTGCATGGATGATTCTCTGCTAGCGTAAGGTAACTCTCCGATATAACCTTTATCGCGTAGACTGCAATGGTATTTGTGTTCCGCCATCTCAAAAGTCATGCTGAGTACCTCAACGCTCTAGACATAGCATCATTTTCCGCATCCCATTGTTTAGCGTAAGTTTTCCAAGTCTTATATTCGCCTTTAGGATTACATTCCTTAATCGCGTATCCGTTTTTTAATTGTTGGATAACAATTACAGGATTTCCATTTTCGTGTTTAGCGATACTTTCCCAAATAATATTTTTCATTATTTCCCCCATATTGTTTTTGGTTTTTCTGTTGGTTGTTCGTTGATGCTTTCTAGTAATGCCTTTTTAATGTTGGTTAAGTTGTGGCCCTTTGTGTCCAGAACTTTGAAATCGTTTAATCTTGGCTTGTAGGTAGCATGTTTGTATGCGCGATATAGTGCGCTTTTGTCGTCATCCATAGAGCCTTTATATGTCCACTCTATGGAGTCGCCTTCGTAGTTAAAATAAAATCTAGCGTTATTAATCATCTTTTCCCTCCTTATAATCAATGTACGCGTTTCCTAGTAACATGGTAAGAATGGCTAACAATCCTATAGAGAATAAAAAAATAAACCCTTTTAGGATCGTAGCCATGTCTATTAGTCGTTATCCTCTTGTACGAAATAATCCGCGTTATTACTTCCAATGCTTTGGTATTTGTCTTCTAGGATTTCGTCTTTCTTTCGTTTGTCATCAAAGACTTTGACAGTCTTACCGCTTGGATAGTGTTTAAGCATGTAATTCCAATCCGCCCTAGTTTCTAGCGTTGGTAGATCTGCTCTTTCTTTGAATAGTTCAAAGCGTCTTTTTTCTACTTTGTCTTTGTGTTCAGTCATGGTTAACCTCCTAAGAAAAGAAATAGTACAAGCGGAATACAGATAACAGCAATTAATAGTTCACTTATAACGCGTGCATTATCCGTCCAATGGATTGGTGCTTGTGGTTTGTGGTTTACATAGTCTTTCATCTTGATATCTCCCTTTGCTCTACCATTTCCCAAACTCGGCTAAATCTCTCTAGCCATTCTTTCTGTTCTTCGGTTTTGTAATTACCTCCGATACGAGATTCTAAAGCGCAACAATGCTCTAAACCATTTTTGTCATAGAAGTTATAGAGAATGTCGCACATGTAATTAAATAGACTAAATTTTTCTTTTGTAATGCTCATTATTCAAACTCCTTTGGGTCGTATTCCCTTATATCTTCAGAAGGAAAGACTTGATCATTCATTTCCTCATTTAGTCGCTCTCTCGCTATCTTCTCAGCGTCAAACCAAGAATCAGCTTGGATGTCATAGTATGCGACATACTCAACGCGTATCCTCACATTGTAGGTGCTTTGTGTTATGTCTTTGTCGGTTGCTTGTTTAAATGTAATGCTCATTATTTATCCTCCTTTAATAATTTAGCTTTACTTAAATAATACTTATCAGTTCCTCCATAACTTCTGTCAGAAGTGAGATCAAAATATATCTCATAATCCCACTCCTCAAAGTCGCTAAGTTTTAGATCTGTTTTTAGGTGTATGCACTCATCAAGATCTATATGAGTTATTGTCCCCTTTAGGTGTGATACATCTATTTCGTAATTGGTTACTTGTGCAAAGGTGTTGGGTGCAAATTGCACCCTATCGCCTAATTTAAGATTTTTAATATTTAACATTACGCTACCTCCCTAACTAATGCGCTAATCTCTTTATTGATTTGTTTTACTTTAGCAATGCCATTAGAAAAGACATCATAAAAAAACGGAGTATCAAAACCCCAATCTCGGCAAAGATCATAATTATCTAATATTTTTATGACTTTGGTTTTTAAAGATTCGTCTTCCATGTAAATCAGATCAATGCCAAATATACACTTTTGATCTTCTCTAGTTGGATAGTCTTGACTTGGCTCATTGTCATCTATTACATCATTGATAAGCCACATAATTTCATCAATATCTGTATCTAATGCCAAATGGAAACAACCTCCTCCACTGTGGTAATTATAAAGATTGTGCTTTTCTGCTAGTTTATTTTTTTCTAGTAATTTATTCATTACGCTACCTCCACATTTTCTAATCTAAAATCAGGCGCGATAATTCCATAACCGCCGAAATCACGATACATATTTTTTATGTGTTGGTTGGTAAAGTCGATATTGAATTTGAGGGCATAACCTCTAGGATCTCCATTGATATGAATATTAGCTTTATCTGTTCCTAATATCTCAGCAACATTGGCTAATATTTTATCTGTTTGTTTATCCCATTCATCACATTGAACAAGACCATTACAGTAATCTGTTGCAAGTCTCCAAGTTTTATTTTCTAACCTAAATAACTTTTTACACAAGGCAACATTATCCATATTGGTTTTGAATATGTTGTTTAAACGTTGACCATGTTGGTCAATCGCTTTATACATTTTTTCTTTGTTTTTCATTTTAACTCTCCTTAATAAATGATTAACAATGACTTATTATAAACTCATATTTATACACAATACAACCCCTTTTTTACTCTCTTTATATATAAGGTTATTAACAAGCTGTTAAAAGCCTATAAAATAAATGTATAAAAGGGAGTTAATTACATGCAAAATGTGGCAATGAGTGAACAGAAATCATCAAAAGTCGGCAGAAAAAGAATAACTTTCACGGATGAAGATATAACCAATATTGAAAGGTGGTCAGGTGATGGATTAAGCGAAGCCCAGATAGCAACGCTCTTGGGCTGTTCGCTTTCTACTATCGCAAGAAAAAAGAGGGAAAAAGGTAGATTTGACACAGCTTTAAAAAAAGGAAAGACAAGAGCGATACAAGCTGTAGCAAACCAGGTTTTTCAAAATGCCATGAGTGGGAAGGAAACTTCCGCCATATTTTTTCTCAAAAACCGCGATCCAGATAATTGGGCAGATCGCCAAGAAGTGCAACACAACCTTAACCTCTCAAACATTCTCACAGACGCGCGCACGCGCATAATCGAAGGCCAAAAAATAGAACGACTAAACAAAAAAGATCAGTTCCTTTTAACAGACAATGACAGCTCAGATGGTAACTAGGCAAATGCACGCGCGCGCGGATCTCATCTTCTCCCTTCTGTATGTAAGCGCGCGCTTGCTCGTTGGCGCTTTTGCCTTTCTCGATCCTTCCGAGAAATTACAGCGCCAACACTTCGCGCACCTGCGCGCCCAGAGCGCGCGCTTGCGCAAAAACCCAATAACCGCAATGCCAGGAATGATAGTAAGCACTAACTAACATGAAAAGTAAGTACTCACTATCGCTGAGAGCCCCCCTTTGCGCGAGTGGGCGGGGGCAGAGTACATGGAACTGTTGAGATAATTTTTTTTATGAAATATAAACCAGAACAAGAAAAAGAATTGATGACCTCTGTTTGGTCAATGAATATAAAAGATGATCCGTTAAACTTTGTCAGATTCATCTTCCCATGGGGAGAACCTAACACCCCCCTCGAGCATTTCTCAGGGCCAAGGAAGTGGCAAGAAAAAATTTTGAGGGAAATTTCAACACACATACAAAGAAACCATGTTAAAGACATTCCTGAAATGTTTAGATTGGCGGTAGCATCGGGGCGTGGTATTGGTAAATCAGCCTTAGTGTCTTGGTTAATACTATGGATGCTATCCACAAGGCTTGGCTCTACCATAATTGTTACCGCCAATACTGAACAACAGCTTAGATCAAGAACATGGGCTGAATTAGGTAAATGGCTAACGCTATCTATCAACTCGCATTGGTTTGCTAAAACAGCCACCACCATAAAACCAGCACCATGGTTTGAAGAAGCCCTAGTGCGCGATTTAAAAATTGATACTGGTTACTACTACGCGCAAGCGCAACTATGGTCAGAAGAAAACCCAGATGCTTTCGCTGGTATTCACTCATCATACGGAGTCTGCCTAATCATGGATGAGGCATCAGGTATCCCCGCGCCCATATACAGCGTGTCCGAAGGATTCTTCTCCGAGCCAACCCAAAACCGCTTTTGGTTTACCTTCTCCAACCCGCGCAGAAACACAGGGCCATTCTACGATTCCTTCCACGCCAAGCGCGCCTATTGGAAAACCGAACAGATTGACTCGCGCACAGTCGAAGGCACAGACCAAGCCCTCTTTCAAAAAATGCTCGAACAGTATGGCGAAGATTCCACAGTCGCTCGCGTTGAAGTTATGGGTGAGTTCCCGTCTGCAGATGACGATACTGTCATACCCATGGAACTCATCCGCGCAGCGATGGGGCGCGATGTTTCCCTCACCGCCTCCGCGCCCATAGTCTGGGGCTTAGATGTCGCACGCTTTGGCGGAGATAACTCCGCGCTGTGCGTGCGCCAAGGGAACACAGTCATCGAGATGACCACATTCCCTAGTATGGATCTCATGCAGTTATGCGGTGCGGTCAAGAACAGATACGATGATGCGACTGCGATGGAAAAACCAACAGAAATTTTGGTCGATGTAATTGGTTTAGGATCTGGGGTGGTCGATCGCCTCGCAGAGCAAAATCTCCCTGTGCGCGGGGTGAATGTGGCGGAAGCTCCAAGCACGAAAAAGAATTATTTGAATCTCCGAGCAGAATTATGGTTTGAGGTAAAAGATTGGTTGGCGAAGCGTGATTGCCGACTTCCTATTGATGACGAGCTTGCCTCGGAACTCGCTTCGCCTTTGTACAAATATACCTCAAGCGGGAAAATAAAAATAGAAAGCAAGGACGAAATGAGGAAAAGGGGTATAAAAAGTCCAGACAAAGCAGATGCACTTGCATTGACCATGGCATCCTCGGCTGCAAGTTTTAGTGGAAGTGGTAACTATTTCGGTTATAATTTCAAGAAACCTCTCAAATCGCGAATTATAAGAGTTGGATAATTTATGGCAAAGAAAGACTACGAAGAAAAAATAGAAGAACTACTTGAAGGTTCTGAAAAAGAAAACGAAGAAGTTGAAGTAGAAGATAACGAGCAAGATCTCCAAGATCTAGTTGGCGTTCTAAAGTCCGAGATGGATGATGCCAAAGATTTTATCAACCAAGTTGGTCAAGAGAGAGCGGAATCTACCGAATACTATCTTGGTAACGAACCAGAATCTACCTCTACCTTACAGTCTGAATTTATTTCAACCGATGTTAGAGATACAGTTTTATTCATGCTTCCACAAATCATGCGTACTTTTTTTGGTACAAAAAAGATTGTGGAGTTTGTTCCTAAAGGGCCTGAAGATATTGCCTTAGCCGAACAACAAACCGATTACATTAATTATATAATTCAAGAAAAGAATCCTGGTTTCCAAGTTTTATACTCAGCGTTCAAAGATGCGTTGGTTAGAAAGACTGGTTTTGTCAAAGTCTTTTGGGATGATTCAGTTAAAGCTACCACGCACGAATACACAGGTTTAGATCCACAGTCTTATCAAGCATTGGTCTTAGATCCTAATGTAGAGATTGTTGAAGAATCTGTAACCATGGAAAAAATTATTCAGCTTGATCCATTAACTGGTGAACAAGTTGAAATGGAAATACCAGCCAAATACGATTTAACGATTCGCAGACTAAAACAAAAAAACCAAGTTTGCGTAGAGGCAGTCCCACCCGAAGAAATCCTTATCGCTCGCCACGCACGCACGCTCGAAGATGCTTCTTATGTTGCACACCGCATGATTAAGTCCGCATCCGAACTTGTTGCGATGGGCTACGACATGGATGAGATTGAAGAATACATTGGCTACGATGGATCGTCTTTAGATCCTGAAGCCTTTGAAGAAATCGAAGCAAGAAATCCGTTTGACAATATGATCTATCCAGATCGTAATGATAGCGGTGGTAAAGATGCTTTGTATATTGAGCATTACATTAATTACGATTTTGATAATGATGGTATAGATGAGCGCATCAGAGTTTGCACCATTGGTAATGGTTTGCATGTCTTGAATGTAGAGCAATGGGATGACTTACCGATTTGTATGTTCTGCCCTGATCCTGAACCGCACACCGCGATTGGATCATGCCCAGCAGATTATCTAAAACCAATTCAAGCTGCAAAATCACAAATTATGAGAGATACCTTAGATTCTCTCGGACATTCTATTTTCCCACGAATGGCTGTAGTCGAAGGGCAGGTCAACATCGATGATGTCTTAAATACAGACATAGGTCAGCCAATTCGTGTGCGTGCGCCAGGAATGGTACAACCCTTCTCAGTCCCGTTTGTTGGCAAGGAAGCGTTCCCTGTTCTTGGATATTTGGATGAATCCAAAGAAAATAGAACAGGTGTATCTAAGGCTTCTGCTGGTTTAAATGCAGATGCTTTACAATCAAGCACCAAAGCTGCGGTGGCAGCAACCATGTCTGGCGCACAAGGTCGTATTGAACTTAT